CACCCCCAACCCCTCTCCCCCAAGGGGAGAGGGGGGTAAGAGATCAATGCAACTCGGTATGACGGGAGCGCGGACGCCGGGTCCAGTGTAGCACCCGGCCGGTGCGGTCGAGAGGGGCGGGCTACTTGATGACGATGATCTTGCGGCCGGCGTCGGCGAGACGCGATCTGGCGTCGGCCACCTTCGACGAGCGTTCAAGGCGGTCGCCGGTCGGGAACGCTGCCACGATGGCGATCACGTCCTCGTTCGAGAGGCGGGAGAGGTCCTTGAGCCGTTCGTAGTCCTGCGACCCGGGCCTGATGTCCTGGCCGGCCTGGGTCAGGTTCGGCACCAGCCCGTCGCGGACGACGGCGGCGATGTGGTCGCCCAGTTCGGCCACCCGGTCGGGGTCGTCGCCGGGGGCGGCCTTCAGCGCGGCGGCCAGGGTGGCGGCCGCCAGCCGGCACTCCTCGGCCCGGGCCAGCGTGTTCCCACCCTTCTCGGCCGACGACAGCTTCAGCCCGTGGTCGATGAGCTGGCTCAGCAGAAGCCGGTTCGCCTCGAACTGCTTGAGCCGCCGCTCCATCAGCGGGGCGCCGTCCTGGCCGGACGCCCACAGGGACAGCCCGGCGAACAGGGTCAGGGTCAGGGCGGTGCGGGTCACGTCACACCCCCTTCGCCGGCCAGACGCCGACCAGACGGGGTTGCAGGTTCGTCAGTCCCTCGCGGACCTTCCGGGCCGTCTCGCGAATCTGCCGCAGGGCCAGCTTCTTGTCCTCCGGCGCGCTCTGGACGAACGCTGCCAGGTCGGTCTCGACCTCCGACACCCGCTGGATCGTCTTCTGCAGAAGCTCTTGTCGCCGGGCGATCGGTTCCTGACCGCGCGTGACCGCGAGATCGGCCTGCTGGAGGAGTCCGTGCTCGGCCACCTTCTCGAACAGCTCGGCCAGAGATTTGAGGTCGTCCTTCGGGGCGTGCCGGTAGACCCGCCCGATCTCGTCGCGCAGGTCGGTGGTGACGTCCGCCCAGGTCTGCATCCGCTGCTCGGGCTTATCGACCTTGGCCAGGGCCTTCTCGTCGGTGACCACGTGCCCGATCGTCTTCTTCAGGAGGTCGTGCCCCGCGACGGTGGCGGGGTCGTTCCGGCTCGGCGGGGTGCCTCCGTCTCGGAACGCCAGCCATCCGACTGCCACCAGCACCGCGGCGGCCAGCCCGGCCGCGGCATACTGCCACCGGCCATTCTCCAGCAGGTCCGTCGCCGAGTCACGCCGGCGGACGACCGGGATGCGCTTGATGACCGGCCCGGCCTCGGTGACCCGGTCGAGGAACGCAGCCCTCGTCTCCTCCGACGATGGCGGCACCGGGATGGCGGCCAGTAGCTTGTCGAGCCGGACCGCCCGCGTCAGGAACGCCCGGCAGGCCAGGCAGCCGTCGAGGTGGCCGCGCAGCTCGTCCGGCACCTGCCGTGGGTCGGGCAGCGCGAGCAGTCGGTTCTGGATCGCGTCGCAGGTCATGGGCGCACCAACACTCTTTATCCTCACGTCCCTGTCTCGGGGTCGGCCTCGGCCTTTGCCGGCGGCAACAGTTCCGGGGCCAGCACCTTCATCAGCTTCTGCCGGGCCTTGAACACCCGCCACCGGGCCGTCTCCTCGGTGATTCGCAGCACCGCCGCGACCTCCCGGAATGACAGCCCCTCGTCCGCCCGCAGTATCAACGCCGACCGGAACTCGACCGGTAGTTCCGCGACCGCCTTCGCCACCACCTGCAGCGCTTCGCGGTTCGCGGCGGCCTCCGGCGGGGCGGCGACCGGCGACCCTGCCACGTCCTCGGGCAGCGGGTGGCCGGTCCGGCGCTCGGCCCGCTTGAGGTTCACGAAGTTGTTGTGCCCGATGCGGAACAGCCACGCCCGGAAGTTGCTTCCCGGCCGAAACGAGTCGAGGGCCGCGAGCACCTTCAGGAACGTCTCCTGCACCAGGTCTTCGGCCTGGTGCCGGTCCCGGGTCAGGTGGTACAGCCAGCGGTACAGCCGGTCCCAGTACCGCTCGACCAGCCGCCCGAATGCCTGACGGTCGCCCGCCTGGGCGGCCGCGATCCAGTCAGACTCCTCGCCGGCGGGGAGGAGCGAATCCTGCTCGGTTGGCACGAGGCGCGGCGGGTCCGGGGTCCGGGTTGGGCAGCCTTCTCGTCCCACCATAGCCGGCCTGTCGGGGGGTTGTCCAGCGGCGGCCCGTCGGTCCTATCGGGCATAACCCCGGCTCGCACCGTTCGTTGGCGTCGGACCGGGGGAAACGAGATGAGGTGCGGGTCCGTGGTCCGCTACACGCACGGAACCCGGTATCGTTCCAGCAGTTGCAGCACGCCAGCCGGCACGCGGAAGCCGCCCGACTGGCCCCAGGGGTACTCCGTCACGACGCTGCCGTTGGTCTGCTGGAGCTGGTTGAGGAAGGTTTGCGAGCTGTGCGTCTTGACCTGCCGATACCAGTGGCCGACCAGCTCCGCGTAGGCGCGGGTGATGGCTGCGGGAACCTGGCCCGTCGCGGTGGTGTAGGCGATTCGCACCGCGCCGGGGAAGTCGTCGGCCCCGACGCGCCATCCGGGCCGGCTCGGCACGAACGGCCCGCCGAGCGACTCGACCACCCCGCGGTCGGCGTGGACGAAGTAATCCGCCGCGTCGAGGACCGTCTCCGCGCCGAAGGCGCGGTCCGGGTCCACCTTGACGGATGTGACGGCTGTGACCGGGTAGTTGCGCAAGAAGGCCATGCGGGCGCCGCCGGAGTGGTCCTCGGTGAAGCTGCCGCCGGCGAACGACCGCCCGCAGTACTGCTCGACGAAGTCGTCCGCGGACGTCTGAAGCTGGGCGAGCAGGGTGTCGTCGGCTGCGGTGGTGATGCCGAGGTGGGTCTTGACGTCGCTGAGTGTGGCGAGGGCCATGATGAGGCTCCGGAAAGTAGGTCACTCGCTCCGCGAGTGACCACTTCTTCGTTTCTCAAGAACTGGCGACTCGCGGAGCGAGTCGCCTACTCTAGATCACCTTCTTCTGCTGCCCCACCGCCGCGCAGACCGCGGCCGACGGGCTGCCGCCGGCGATCGTGACCACGCACCGGACGTACCGCTGCGTCCGAGTAAACGTCAGCAGGTGGGCGGCGGTCCCGGTGGTGACGTTCGGGAAGGCGGCCCCGGTGACGTCCTCCCAGCCGGTGCTGCCGTCGGCCGACTCCTGCACCTTGCCGCCGACCGTGGTCCCGCCGGCGACGGTGCCCAGCACCAGCACCGCGAAGGCGTTGCCATCCCCGGTGAGGAGGTCCACCGCGGACCCGTTCTGGGTGGTGGTGACGACCGCCGGGCCGACGCTCGGCGCGAACACCGCATGCGCGGCTACGTCGTGCAACTTCGTGGACATGATGAACTCCCTCGATGAAGTAATCCAACCCAAGCCCACCCGTGGTAACGGGTGGGCACACCACGACTACCCGACGACGAGTTGATCGCAGAACACGAAGCTCGCCTGGTGCCGCGGGCCGGCGTCGATGTGCTGGATGCCGCGCAGGTACGTCATGTCGTTCTGCAGCGCCGTGTCGCCGTGCCCGCTGGCCAGGAACTCCATCACCCCGAGCCGCGCCACGATCCAGTCCGGGAAGTACCCGAGCACGGCGTACGTCAGGTTCGACGACGCTCCCTTGACCCGCGCCGCGGACACCTGCGACGAGCGCACCACCCGGGTGCCGAACAGCTCCGCCGGCGGGCCGTCCGCCGCGGCGCGGTTGGGGCGGAAGACGAACGGCCCCTTGCCGTCGGCCGCGCTAACCGCGTCCGCGCGGCGGTTCATCAGCGCCGCGAACAGCCCCTTGCGCATCAGCCACGCCGTCGGCGCGTCCACCGCGTCGGGCAGCTTCGACTCCATCAGCGCCACGTCCTCCGGCTGGAACGTGTTGCCGTTGGCCCCGACCACCGACGCCGTGTGAGCAGCAATCCCGGCATAGGAGATGAGGCCGCGGATTTGCGTGCCGCCGACTCCTTCGAGCATGGCCAGGTCTGCTTTGAGCGCCGCCGCGCGGGCCATGTCGAACCGGACCAGTCCCTCGGCCGACGGGCTGGCGAACCGCAGGAGTTCGTTGTTCAGCTTGACCAGCACCCCGAGTTTCTTGGCAGTCAGTTCGAGATTGCCGGTGACCGGCTGCGTCTCGGTGATCGGCGACCCCTCGCCGACCCAGTACGCGGTGGACCCGGCGGTCAACGACGGGAACTGCACCCGGCCGTTGGGCGGCAGCGCCACCTCGCGCGCTCCCGCGGCGGAGAACGCCTCCAGGTTGCGTTGCAGGTCGATCAACTCGCCCAGCGCCGGCAGCGCGACCAGGGTGCCGCCATCGGCGTCGTCCACGGTGCCCAGTGCCTTGCGGCGGAACCGACCGCCTGCGCGTCGGCCGAGCCAGTCCGCCTCGTCCGGGTCGAACCGCGCCGCCTGCGCCGCCATCTTCTGGCGGAGTTCCGTCTGCAAGCGCAGCCCCTGCGGCTCGAACGCTGGCAGGTGGGCGCTGGCGAGCGGCACCAGGAACGACTGCGCGTGGTGCGGGACGAACCCGTACCCGGCGTACAGGTCGCGGAGTTGGTTGTGGGTGTGGATCTCCTCCTTGGCCTGCTCGGGGCCGACGTACCCCAGGGCGAACGCGACCGCCTTGAGGACCGAGTACCCGGCCGAGTCCTGGCCGACCGGCCCGGCCGTCACCCACGGCACCCGCCGCTCGACCCGGGCCGGCAACGCCTTCTCGACGGCCGTCGCTGTTTGTTGCTCGATGAACTGCACGATCTCGTCGCGAGACTGGAACTTGTCGATCGTCTGGGACATGGCAAAACCTCCGGGTTGTGGCGAACGGCCGGCGTCAGCCGGCTGGTGACGCTCAGACCAGCCGGCTGACGCCGGCCGCTCGCCGGGATCACTCCGAATGCACGACCTCTTCCTTCACCAACTCCGTCAGCACGTCGCCGGCCGCCACCCACTTGCCGCCGCGGTCGTCGGGCACCTGTGCCAGCCAGTCGCGCAGCGTCCCGTCGCGGACCAGCCCCTTCTGCAGCGCCACCGTCAGCGCGCCGGGATTCTCGGGAATCGGCACCGCCGAGTATTCCAGCAGGTCCCACTCCTCGACCCGCAGCCCCTTCGACTGGCCCTGCCGCCGGTACGCGCGCCGCGGCACGAACCCGATCGACCAGCCGCGCAGGACGCCCTGCTCGTACAGCCGGAACACGTCCTCGGCGAACGGCACGCCCTGCGCGAACTTCGTCTGCGCGACGACCCGGCTCGGCTGCACGTCGAGCCACTCGCAGATGCCGACCGGCGGTACGGCGACGCGGTTGTGTGCCCACAAGACGACCGGATTCATCAAGAACTCTTCGACGTTGCGTAACCCGGTCGGCACGACCACGTCGCCGGCGCGGTCGGGGTCGATGGTGGTCACGACGCAGCGGACAGTCATCGTCTTCGAGTCGATGGCCAGGGTCCGGGCGGACGGGTCGGCGCGCACGGTGAGCATGAGGCACCTCGGGTGAAACGGTTGACGCGGCGGTCGGGATTGTGCTGCCTTCTTCCGTGCCCGTGCCCGATCGTTCTGGCTGATCCCGAGACTGCCCGGACCGGAGAAGACATCGGGCAGGGACACGGACACGGGCACGGGCACGGACAGATCAACCGGAAGGCGGTTGACGCTGGGCCAGGTCGTCGGGAATGAATGGCGTGTCGAACCGCGGGTCGGGCACCGGCTCCAGCCCGCGGCCGCGGCGAATCTCGTTGACCGTCCGCAGCCCGAGCCGGGCGTCCGTCTCGTCGTCCTTGCGCTTCTGCTCGGCCAGCCGCGGCGAGCAGTCGGGGAAGCTCACGACCACGTCCGGCCCGTACCGCCGGCCGAGGTCGCGGGTCAGCGACTGGCCGATCAGGTCGAGCTTCGGCTGGATGGTCCCCTCGCAGAACATCACCCGGGCGCCGTGCCAGATGTCCGCGCCGAGGCCCAGGTTCTCCACGACGCCAGTGATCGGCGGCGGCACCCGGAAGACGGCCAGGATCTCGTCGCGGGTCATCTTCGACGAGTTGAGGAAGTCCATCTCCGCCGGGGTGAGCGTCCACGGCGACGCCTTGAGCCCCTGCTCCAGCACCATCGGCCGGTGCCAGTTCTGCCGGCCGGCGAACTTCGATTCGAGCCGGTCTTCGAGCCGCTTCAGCGTCTGCTCGACGAGCGTCTGGTCGGTGTGCAGCACGACCCCCGGCCGCGGGCCGGCCAGGAACGTCTGGTAGCGGCTCTTCTGCAACTCGGTGTTGGCATCCACGGCCAGGGCGTTCGCCTGGAGCGGGGACATTCCGTAGTGCGGGTCGAGCGGGTTCGGGTAGCGCAGGTGAACGATCTCGTCCGGGGTGAAGTGGGCGACCGGCACCCCTGGCGCCGCGACCTCGTAGCCGGCGACGAACTCCCGCGCGTCGGGCAACACCCGCACCCACGGCGTCGGGATCACCCACAGCTCGGCGGGCACGCCGGCCAGACGTGCGTCATCGGTCTGCAACGGCGCGACGTACCAGAACGCGTTGCCGGTGAGTTCGAGATAGACGATCGTCAGATACCACAGCTCCCACGGGGTCAGCCACGGGTTCGGCCGCGCGAGCAGTCGGGACAGCGGGTGGTTGAGCGGCAGTGGGAGGTGGTCGTGTTCGGCCGGGCCGGTGTCGCGGTACAGGTACGGCCGCTGGCGGGCGACCTCCTGCGCGATAGCGTTGACGGCGGCGTACACCCACGACCGGTAGTTCCGAAGTTGCTCGGTCGGGTCGTCGCGCCACCAGCCACCCGACGGCGCGAACGGCGGGGCGAACAGCGCCGCCACGCGGTCCGGGGCCGGCGGCGGCCGGTGCTTGAACAGGCTACTCAGACGGCGTAGCACGGACATGGGTCTGCTCCTGGGATGCGGGGGCGGCGACCCGCCGGTAGCCGAGGCTCTTGAGCACGAACAGCACTTCCCGACACGTCGGATATCGGCGCCGGTGGCGGCGCTGGAACCGCTCCATGGCCTTGAGGAACTCCAGTTCCTCCGCGGTCACGTCGGCGCCCGGGAAGTTCTCCAGGAAGTGGGCGTGGCCGGTCGTCTGGTCCACGGATGTCCTCTCACGTCGTTCGGCCCGTCGGAACGTGACCGGGCGGGGGCCGCGCTCCTCCGGCCCCGCGCCCGGCGGCGGGGAGTGGTCTCCGGCGGGCGGCCCGGTCCGTCCCGTCCCCCTCTGGACTCGGGCCGCCCGCACAACCTCGCCCAGCGTCGCCGGGCGAGGTTGTG